TGATGCTGCCAAGATTACAAACATCACTGTCGTCTTCCGAAGTAACCTCAGTACATGCATTCCGAAGGGTTTCATTCTGTTTCTTTCCAAAGTTAAAGCTGAAGCCAGGTTCTCCTGTCATCAGTGCCTGTCGGCAGTTTTCTACAAACACGGGATTGTTAGCTAGGCTATAGCTAGTAGGATCCCCATCTTTCATCATAAATGCTGCGTCATCATAATTAACAGAAATGTTAGTCATGTCTAACGGAGCAAACGCGTTAAAGTCTTTCTCCTTAGCTGCTTTTACATCTGGGGACCAGTCTTTAACGTGCAAGAATTTATCAACATCTTCATGTCCCCAATTAAGAGAGGCATAAATTGCAGAACGTCTCGAGCCTCCTTGCATAACATTTCGCCCGATTTCGTTGATCGCATACATAAGCGGAATAGGTCCTGATGCAGTGCCACCTGTTCGGCTAAGAGCCTTTCCAGCAGGACGGAGTCTCGAATAGTCAATTCCAATTCCGCCCCCAGTCATTAAACAAGACATTGCACGCCATGTAACAGCACTCCATTCTTCTCTAGTATCTTCTTCTGCTCGTAGCAGATAACAATTATTATAGGCTTTGTATGGACGACCTGCATAATAAAGGTAGCGTCCGCCTGGCAGGAATTTCATTTCCTTAATATACTCAATGAGCTGTTTCTGTTCGTCTTTAGACATAAGAGCTTGCATTGTACCCCAACGAGTACCACAAACATCCTCTACAAGACGTTCAGCCAACTTGTCCCACGTATCCCCTGGGCCTTGAGCATATTTATAGCGAAAGATGTTTTCGCCAAAAGAGTTACGGAATCGATTCGTTTCTGTCATATTTTCCTTATAAAAACTTTGGGTTTATTCGAACCACCCAATAGTTCGTTTTCTTTTTTTAGTGCATCACGTTCCATACAACACAGTTCACAATGGCCTCTTTTCATCCACATACGATGCTTCTGGCAACGGTATGGATGGGGCTTTGCTGTTGTGTCGATAGGTTTTGATGTTTTCTTTTGCATCTTTTTCCTGAAGTATTCGTTCTAAAAATGGCTTCTTAGCTTGTTTCTTTTTCATTCCACTGCACGGGCTAGGTCATCAAAGCATTCACTAATATCGTCTTCAAAGAACTCAACAAGATCGGATATGTCCCGTCCTATAATGTCTAGAAATTCTACAACATCCAAGTTATGCACAATAAGTGTTTTTAGTTCGTCAAGTTTCATTATGTACATAGGAAGGTGTTGTTTTAATGTAATCTCTCAGCATATCGACGAGAGCTTTCTCTAAGAGATAGCCCACTTCTTTAGGCGAAAAAGTTACTTGTAGAGTAGCGCTACCGTCATCATTTTCTGTAATGTCATTTATGTCCATTGCGCTTCTCCAGTTCTCGGTTGATGTACCACATAGCCTTGCGTAAGTCCTCTACGGCATCTTTCTTAAGGTCACAACGCCAGATGTATTTAAGAGCATTGCCTAGATTAAACCCCATATGCTCTGTAATCTGAATACATTCAATACCAGAGGGATGCAGGGTGTAATGCAGAGGATGCTCTACAGGATCGGGTTGTGGAGTGTTTAACTCTTTATAATCTTTTATGTCTTTTTCATTTAGCATACTTTTTATTTATGTAGTTAAGGCTAACAGGCATTAAGTCAAACTCACCGTCATGCACATCATGAAGCATCAAGAACCCACGCCAGTGTCTGTTGCCTTGGCTGGACATGTAGTCTTCATCATGTTCGTAACAGGAGCCTGCTATCACCGAAGTGAGGAGTCCTCCATCCGCTTTGTAACCTGTCGCAATCTGTAAGCCCTGTTGATGTCCTTGTATACAAGACATATGCTTCTTACTAAGGCAGGCAGCAGCAGTTGTGACAGGACGACCCATAAGCCCAGTAGTAAAGTAATGGGAATAAGCAACACCATCGATGACAGCAACGTCAAGGAAGTTATGAACGTCCCAACCATACTCCTCATAATGGAGATCTCTAATAGAAAGAACTCCTTCAAGTTTTGGATCGTCGTTGACAGCTCTGTTGATTCTGTTTTCATGATTACCTAAAGTCAATACCAACTGTGGTTTGTATTGCTTTTCCTTATTTTTCTTAGCTCGTGCATTAAACTCCCATAACGGAGACAGGAAGCTAACCATAGCGCTCTTACTCGCCTCAATATCTGAGATATAACGTCTGCCTTCAAAGCTTTTCTTTCCAACATCGTAACTAGATAAACTAGGCATGTCTGCAAAGTCTCCAATACATACGATTGTATCAGGCTTCTTTTCTACAGCATACCTACCGATTTTATTGAGGTAACCAAAGTCAACCCCAGGTTTTGCCTGTACGTCAGGCAGGACTAAATGTTTCGCCATTTGCTAAAATGAATCCTACGTTTGCTAATGAATAGGCAAAGAATGACAGAGCCATTCCCACATTACCTTTGAGAAAATAATCTATGGCTACACCGACGTATATTAAGCCAGTGATAGCCAACAAGATGTTGCTCATTGGATATGTTCAGACTTACCCGAGGCAATGTCTGCGTCACCGTGTTTAGCAGTGAATGGGATAGCACCCATTTGTAACAGAGTGTTCAGTCCAATCTTTAAGATGAAGTCTAGTTCATTCTGCTCTAGCTCACCCTCAAACTTAACTGTACCTTGTTCTGTCTCTATAGATTTATTTACTAGCATATTTTTTTGATATTTCTTTCTCAAGTTTAGTTTTCTCTGCGTGGCATATTTTGCACAGTACTTGCAAGTTCTTACCTTCACAAAACATTCTGTCGATGTATGTATCCCAAGATACAAATCCTTTCTTGGGGTCAATGACAGGCTTTATGTGGTCTACTTGCACATCTTTCTGTGTATACTCTTGCTCACACATAGCACATAAATAATGTTGTGCTAAACGTCCTGTTGCTTTGTTAACCTTCTTCTCGGTCTTGGCAGCATTAAGTGTTTCATACTTAGGAGGCCATTTGCGACTCCCTGCCCTGAGTGTAGATGTTACAAAGCTTCGGTAACGGGCTTCTGTCCACTTCCCACCATTTCTCATGTAGGAAACTTCCAGATTTCACCTTCATTACGACGAATCCACAGACAAATACCATTCATGAGAAGGCGGTCATCGTCGCTGTAAAGATTACGGACAAACTCAAACATGTCAAGCTCATCGTCGTAACTCTCCAACTCTGCAATAGTAGATTCGAGCTTTTTGGGGACTGACTGTCTAGCTTTCCCATCAAAGCCAAAGATATTGTCAGTACGATCGCCCATAATAAGCTGATAATAGAAGTGCCGAATAGCAGGTATTGGAAATTGCTCACGATGTACTCCTGTTACAAAATTATAATGTTCTCCAGGAATCATCAATAGGTCTTTATCTATGGTACAAATGACAGAGTCTTTGTTAGCCATCTGATAAATGCCCATGGCATCATCCGCTTCTTGTTCATTCTCTACTGATGCTCCCCATTCTGTACAAAGATACTCACGGACTTGCTGTAGCCATTTCGGTCTAGGCGTGTCCTTGCGGTTGGCTTTGTATTCAGGATTGAATTCGTGTCGAAAGTTATCACTACCAGTGAGGTAGGTTTTGTATGTGTCGCTGTTTGTTTCTAACAAGATGCGACGTATCAGTTCGTCTGTACGAACGAGAGCAACCTCTACAGGTTCATTCTCGCTCGCAGCAGCACAACGGTACGCCACAATGTCAGCATCGATTAGTGCTGTGGTCATTTAGCCTTTTTGTTACGTGCAGAAATTGCTTTGGCTTTAGCCTTAGCATCTGCTTTAGATGATGCACCCCAAGCTTCTAAAGACAGCTTAAGGCGTGTAGGTTTACCATCCTTCTCCTCTGGGCCAGGCATATTACCCATACGTGCTAGGAAAGAAGCACGTCGTGGATTGTCTCCTGCTTTAACAGGAGCCTTTAATGTACCGCCTGTCTCTGCCTTGTAAGAGGCACGGCCTTTAGCATTAAGACCACCCTTTGGATTCTTACCTTCTTTCTTTTGCCATGCAGCTGTCATTACTTACCCTTTTTAGGGGCTTTCTTTTCACCCTTAGTGGCATATGCAATGGCAACAGCTTGCTTAACAGGCTTGCCTGCTTTAACTTCTGTCTTGATGTTTTCTTCAAAAGCTTTTTTAGTTTTGGCTTTATTCAGTGGCATTTAATACTCCGCAGTTTGTAAATAATGATGTAGGAAAGTAGCAAACACGTCTACCTCTTTCTCGTCATGGTCATCTTTACCTAGCATGTAGTTGATGGCATGCACAAGTTCGTGGAAGAAGCATTGCTCCTTAACCTCTTGCATAACATTCTTCTTTAGAATTATTTGTCTTGTATCACGGTTACAACTTCCTAAGAGGTTGTAGTCATGTATCTGTGTGACTGTCCATGTAGAACCAGCCAGATTAAATTGTTTAGGTATTTTCATATAAGAAAGCTGATAGGGGGACTCGAACTCCCATTCACTCCATAAACGAGCATTCTACCAATTGAACTATATCAGCTAAAAGAGGGTCTCAATTTGGTCACTAACTAGGCAGGGCAGAAAGCCAGAAAATTCCCTGCTGGACATCCTTGAACGCTGGCTTGACAACCCTCAAAAACTTAGTCTACCTGTGGAAAGTCGTTTTCCATCTCGCTAACTGGACCGAGTGCTTGTTTACCAAACACATAATCTTCAAACTGCTTAGCAATGGCTAACACATTCTCTACTGGTGGTGGAGTCTTAGCGCCAGCCAATAACAGATTGACAGCAGCACTAAGGCTAGATTGACGTACAATAAGTACTTGCCTCTGTGCCCGTTCTTCTGGTGTCTCGTAGGTACTACGTGGCGTTGCTGCAGGAGCCTTACCACCAGCAGGAGCCGATACAGCAGGGCTAGAGGCCCCAGCCTCAGCCTTAGCCATGGAGACCCAGTCGTTGTAGCCTTTGTCGTTCTTGACAATTGTAACCTCGTAACTTTCGCCTGGCTGTGCAAGAGCCAATGTTGAGAAACTATCTTTGGTTGCACCGAAGGACATGACCTTCTTACCTTCTACTTTGCCTTGGAACGAGTTGTTCTTGTAGGCAACGTCAGCGGTTTGATAGCTACCCTTAGCGGTAGGTACTGTTTTAATGTCAACAGACAAGATTGTAATGTTCATAATTTCCTTAAATTATTAGTGTCTATACTATTATTGTAACACGTTTTAATCTCCGTGTCAAGAGAATTTCTGCATATCCTTCATATTAGGGCCATACTTTGATTCGCAAGCCATTGGAACGCTCCACTCGTAGCCGAAGACAGAATGAATACGACTAGGGAGATCAGCAAAGACGCTATCAAAGATGTCACGTAAGGGTTCGAGGTGTTGTCTTGAACAATCAAGGACAATAGAATCGTGAACAGTAGATATGAAGTCACAAGGAATATTAGCATCCTGAATCCTTTTCTTAGCCATAATACGAGCCATCATCATAACGTCAGCACCAGTTCCTTGAACGGGATAGTTTGTAAGAGTTGTCCAAGGCACTTTAAGTTCTCCTCTATAGTCTCGCTTGGGGGGACAAGACCAACTTCTACCCATGGGTCCAACGATTGGGTTACCACCCATGATACAATCTTTCCATCTTGTATGACAAGCGTTAATGCCTGAGTACTTTCTGTAGAATCGTTCATTCATGTCGTCCCAAAAGTCGGGACTGGTTGATACGTGCATGAAGTCAGGATCATTAGCGAAAGACCAGCCAGAGCCACGATAAATGGTTCTGAATAAAAATATCTTAGCGATGAGCCTTGAAGGCAGGCCAAAAGCCTCTTGATTTTTAGCATGGGTGTCTTCCCCTCCTAGTATTTCGTCTATGCCTACTTGGTCTTTGGCTAGCTCTAACAGCGTACGCCACTCTAGTTGACTTGCGTCACATTGTATTAGCATTACTTCCTTAGTAAAGCTGCTGCGGGTTTGTTAGGATAGGAGTTGATGGCATTCTTAATCTCCATAAAATAGCCAGGGTAGTGCATCTGAAAGTCCATTAACACACGTTTAACTCCATATTGTTGTAACAGAGAAGCAAAGTTTACAAGCCCGTCGTTATACTCAAGTTGTTTTAGTTCAGTCATATTGCCTTTCTTTTTTCTGTCTCCACCCACAATCGTCGCACTCGTAATAGTGCCAATGAGGCTGTGTATATATTGGTCCACCGCATCGTGGGCAGTCCTCATTGTCATCTTCATCAAGCTCTTCTTCATCATTCATGCTTCCCTCGCTTCCATCATTGCGTCTGCCATTAAGTAAGCCGTAACTGCGTAACGCTCCATTCTTTCTTCGTTCCAATAACCACCACTGTGCGCCATAACAGGTTGCATAGCCTTGGCCGCAAAGTAATCACGCAATGTCATGCCTTGAAATGCCGATGCGTGTCCAGACCCTGTTTCGGGGAATACTGGAAATGCTGGTATGTTATCCATTTCTCTTTTCCTTTTCAGCCTCGTATGACCAATCCCTTAATGCCCAAGGAATGTCTTTGTTTGCCTGTTCTAGTTCCTCTTTAGTGTACGTACTTGGAGATAAATATGTCCTGGAGTTCGCTAGCAAAGTTTTGCAAATTTGGTCGAGAACTAGATAGCCGACCTGTTTGCGCTGTTGTCTGATTGAAGTTGCCATGTAGCATTCCCTCTTCCCAATTCATTTCTTTTCTAAGTTTAATAAGACCGTTGTAATATGTACCGTTGAGTTTCTCAAGTTTGGATAGCTCTAGGAGCATGTTAACAAGAGACTTATTACCCTTCAGCTTACGCAAGGTTGCTTCATCTGTGGCATAGTTACCAGCCTTTGCCATTTCACTGCCCTTGAGGGGCTGATATATTCGTGGCAAACGATGTTCAATAATTATATTTTTGTACTTGGGTTGACCCGCCTTGGCTCCAGATTTAAAAAATCCAATGTGCTCCTTACCATCTTCTTTAACAATGCCACCATAAAGAAAGGCAGAAAGATGATCGTTAGAGGCAAAATTAATAGGAACGGTAGGATAGATAGCTTCGAGTTTTCCCTTAAGCGTTGATATTTTGTCATCAACCTCCTTAGCTCTAGTGATACATAGTTGTTCGTCGAACGGAATGCCATTGGCTTCCATCTCTTGTAATATTTTCAAGTCCTGACACATAAGGAAACACAGCTTAACTTGGGCAGGCGTCATTAGCTTTCGTTGTGCATGGTAACATGCAAGTGTTAGCTCGGCATCTCTAGTCGCATAACTAGCCAGCACATCCCAAGGTATTTTGTCTGTGTCTATTCCTTTGTCCCAGTATTCTGTCTTAACTACATCAAGCTTTGTTTCCAGCCCGTAACGCTCACATGTCTCATTCAGGCTTGGGAATCTGTTGGTTTGGTTAGACAGAATAAACTCTGCGATTTGTACGTCCCAGATTTGCTTGCTGCTTAGCTGATAGACCCCGACTTTGAGGAGCCACGCGAGGTCAAACTTGAAATTGAATCCAACAAGAAGGTCGACAGTTTCAACATCACGTATGACAATCCCAAGATCGTCCAAATGCACAGCACCAGAGCGGTCATCTCGGGCAAAGCTGATACATACAAGTCTATTACGTTGGTCATAAGGGTTTCCTTTATTAAATGTGGTTGTTTCTGTGTCTAAGGCTAAGATGTTCATGCGTCATAGTAGGTGGATAAGATGACTTCAAAGTCTGCAGTGTAGGTAGCCTTGGAATCAATCCAATCCTGCTCACAAGCACCCTTAAAGGCGTCTGCACCCTCATAGGTAGGGAACACACCACATACAGTAGTGTTGTCTCCTAGGTAGCGTACTACTAGATAGCAGTTAGCTCGGTGTTTTGGAAATTTCATTCTTCATCCCTTCTAATACCTTTTCTAGCTTTAATTGTTCCATTACCCTACAACTTGATATTGTTGTTGGATGGAACATTCTACCTGAATCAGTGCTTTCTTGTCGTTCTAAGATTTTAAAGAACTCACGAACCAAATCATATATCTTCGTATCTTGCGATGTTTGCATTGATTAGCACCTCTTTCTTACCATGTCGCATGTCAGGAATTGTATCGGAGTCACCCATAAGTTTGTTCTTGCTGGCATGTAAGTAACGTAAGTTCTCATAGCCAGCATCTGCAATCTTACCGATGCCTATAATCCAATCTGCCTCTGCTTGCTTACTTGTCTTGGCGTTGGCTACGTTCGCCATAGTAAGCCACTTCTGTCCCTCGCCAGTGCCATCTGCTTGACACACACCGATGACAGGACAATACTCTTTAGCCAATTCTCTAGCCCACATGTAAATTGAACCTAGACGTAAGTCTTCACGGTCGTTTGTAAAACCGTTGATTTTATCAATTTGGTCAAAGATGACAAGAGAAGGTTTATACTGCTTGCATACTTGCTCGACTGTGTTCTTATGAATGATACCACTGTCAAAGATTTTATGCTTGCCCTTAGTCTTCTCCATGTAGGCTTCACGGTTGCCTTTCAGGTCACTGAACAATGTTGCCATGTCCAAGCCTAGACTAGCCTGATAACAGCGTAGTTTTACTTTGTTTCCTTGTTCTTCGTTATTGAACCATATAACAGGTCCCGCATCTTCGTCAAGCTGTTCTGCCATAAAGGTAGTTTCGCTAGCCAGAAAGGTGGTTTTTCCTGTTTCAGGCCGAGCGAATATAAATCCGAAATCGCCTTTTCTGAGAGAGCCAAGCATACTATTGAGTGTTTTAACGCGCCATCGTAGTCCTGGTTTTCTGACTGTATCATTTACAAGTTCCTCTAAATCGTCTGATATGAAATCAAACTGTTCTTCTTTCTCATGGGCTTCCTGTTCCTTGAGATACTCTGTGAGCAACTCACGCATCTTATCATGTTCTAGTTTACCTTCGGTAACATCGTATGCTGCAAGAGATATTTCCTTGAGCTTCTTATGTGACAGGATAGAGTTGATAAGAGTTATGGTGCTGTCTTCACCGACGTCAAGAGTTTCTAAGTTCTCTAAGACGCCTTTGTAGTAGTCCTTGTCTTTAGCAGACGATGCAAAGAGTAAGTTCGCAAGGTCGTTAACAGTCAAGTTTGTTTTGTTTTCATTCTGTCTATGAAAGTTATCTAGAACAGAATAAACTGGTTGTATCTCTTTCGTTAAGTCAGAAAGAGAAAGTCTGTCTTTGTAAGATTCCCAGACAGAGTAGTCGAGTAGATGTTTAACAATACTTAATTCATGAAGAATAGATTTACTCCTTATACTTATATATAATATATATATTAAATATAATAACTAATAATATTATGTATATATACATATAATTATATCATACCTTTTCTTGTTTGTCAAGTTGTTTTTTAACAACACTTTCTTTCTCTTGTTTTTCTATAGTTTCTTTGTATGTTTGTCTAAAAATAGCATCGAAGTTTGCTGCATATTTTTGTTCATCTGTGGGTCGACGCTTGTCTCCCTTACCTGCTTCACTTGCCATCTAGTCTGTCCTTAATACGTTGTCTGTTAAGTTCTAAAGCTTCTTCTGTGGGTGTCCAATCATTCCACCATTCATACGGAATGTCCCATACATGTTTAGGAACAACAGGAAAGTTTACAACACGTCCACGTCGTTTACACTCGTTAACTAACTGTTCATAACGATAACGTAGCCATTGAGTTTTGTTATAAAAGAAACGTGTGTGTCCCTTACCTAGTTTATATTCCTTTGGATTTCTCGGATCGTCTGGCGACTCTCCTCGTTCTATTGCTTTCTGTATTTGTCCAAACAATCTAGGTAACTCACGATACTCAGCACCTAGATGTTTGTCAGTTAGTTCCTCAACAGGAACACAATTAATTCTCGTCATCTTTAGGTTCCTCTGCTTCCCAATAACGAATGGGAAATTGAATCATCTCCTTTGGATAGCCTTGTTTGAGTAGCCAACTTTCCATTGTTCCGTCTTTCTCTGAGTCATATATTTTAGGAAAGCCATACTTCCATCCCTCTGCAGGGTCAACCCATTGTCGTCTAAACTTCATGTATTCTTCTCCTTAAGTTTGGCTTCTGCAAGTTCTTTTTCAAGACGTTCATTACGAGCACGTAACAAACGATTCTCCTGCTCTAAAGTTTCCACTATATCGACATTGTAGTATAAACCCAAGCGGTTGTTCTCGTCATGTAAGGCTTGTAAAGCGGCTTCCCTTCTAGCCTTACTCTCTGCTTCTTTGTCATTTAGTTTCATAACATCCTTTCGTTTACGCCACAAACTTCTTAATTTCATCCGCAGTATACTCCTTCGGATCTTTTTCCGTAAAGATTGTTCTACAATCCAGTCCCAATAGTTTGGCAGCATCGGCTATCTCCCTTGCTTCACGCCACTTGTCATTGTCAAGCCACACCGCCAACGCATCATAATGCCCCTTCAAGAGGCTTAAATGGTATCGGGATATGGATGTGCCAAGCAATGGCTTAGCGTCTGCTACACGGCTTACTACAAGGGCTGATACAGCATCCTCGGTTAGAACAAGGAGTCCTCCGTGTGAACCGTATATTGTCCGTGATTTGGCCTTTTCCCCGATGTTGTAATACTTGGCTTTGCTGGCTCGTTTAGGATTAAAGTTTTTGGCTTGGATACAACACAACTCGTCGTCTTCTCCATAGAATGGCATGAGGAGTTGTTCCCATTTAGGAGACCACTTAAATCCTGCTTTAAGAGCGTCAACTGGTGTGAGTCCATATTTAGCAAGCCATTCACATCCTCTTCCGTCCAGAGTGTTTGTTGCATCATCTGGGAAGCATACTCGTTCTCTATCATCATATTCTTCATTTTTCCCATCTCGTTCTCCTATAAATGGGCTGACATTACTACGCTCTAGGTATCCACAACCAAAGCACCAAGCACTACCATCGGAGTATCTACCTAGGTTGTCTCGACTCCCACATTGTGGGCAACTCTCGTGTTTAAGAAACTTAGCCATTACTCATAGTCATTGTATTCATCGTCTTCAGTAGTCTTACCTTCCACTACTGCGACATCCTCTGAGATTGTAGACAGACACTTGTCACACATATCTACATACTCACCGCTACTCTTAAACTTACGCACTGATTCCCGTGTTGACAGGATAACATCACAGCATGAACATTTCATAACTTATCTCCCCAATCTAATGTTAGCCAGTTGGTATGCTCTGGCATTACTTCTACGGTAATACCTGCATCTTTATGTTGTTCAGTCATTTGTCCTAATACACTTCCACTATATCCAGATGTTCCATAAGAATTCTTATTACATCTATACTCTGAGCCACTACTACCATAGAAAGAATACACATCGTCTTCACGAGATGCACCTGTGATTCCTGAATTCATACGCCAAGAATCACTACCTAGGTATCCTCCATACCATGAACCAAACACACGATAGTGTGTCTTGCCCTCCTTACTTGTTATCTTTACGATAACCCACTTATTTGGATTATAAATCATTTAGCCTCCATGCTCTTAACCCAATCGCATACACCATTGTTATGGATGATTGAAGCAATCAGTTCTTTACCTGATAAACTATTCCACCCATCAGTGCTATTATACCATAGTTTACGATACTTTGTCAACAATTTAAATCCATTCTTCTGTGTGAATGCCTTAGCCTTGTCCGTAAACGCTTCCTCTATGGTGTTAATAGGGGCATTTTCATCAAAGATACTGTCCCAATCCTCATACTTAGTGTTGTAATTACACAACCGAATGAGCATGCTTAACAGAGATATGTAGTAGGTGTTACTAAATACTTTGTGTGGTATTAATACAACAATGCTATCGTCTTCTTGAACATACCAACTCATTCCTATTTTTAAGTCCCGTTCTAAACGCTCATCCATGACAAATAGATTATGTAGAAAAGTATTTACATCTCCTATTTCTGTCAGATGAACATACAAACCTTCTCTATTAAACTTAATGTTGTTCTTAAATCCATAGATGGTAAAAGATTTCTTGGCTTTCTTCCATGCCACTACGTCATTGAAGAAGTCCTTACACTTGATGAGACAGGACTGCGATGTTAGCACATCTTTGCTACGATGCATAATACGCCAACGCAAAGGATTGGGCTGGTCAATTTCGACATATTGACCCTTATGCTTCTTAAGGATATTGACTTCAAACATATTGGACGATTGCCTCCAAATATCGGTCGATGTTATTGCCTTGGATTCCAGGGGCGGAGTTGACTTCGATGACGAAGAGTTCATCTTTGAGTTTATTGTAGCCAATGTCGACGCCACGGAAGTCGGAATAAGAAACTTCTGCGGCACGCAATGCAAGTTCTCTAAGACCATCTGGCTCATCCACATTTTGTTGAACAAAGACGTAGCCGTTTGCGACGTTTCTGATTTTTGTGTCTCGTTCACCATCAAACTCCTTCTTGCGTTTCTTCTCGACCACACTTACTACTTGGTCTTTAAAGACATGGACACGGAACTCACGCTTCTTCTTCTTGTATTTGGTATACACAGGACATGGCACTACATCATCAGGTGTCTCAAACACCATGATACCCTTGCCACAGGAAGCATTGAGATACTTACGACCGAACACGGTGTGACCATCTTCACACCAGTCGACTGCTTCATTCAGTTCTGTTGTAAATTCGAGACATGGGATATCGTTGTCTGTGAACCACTGATACTGACTTAGTTTGTTGACACTCTGACCATACCTAAACTGTGGTCGAATGAGACTGGGCTTGGTTGTGCGCCAGATGCGTTTGCCTAACATTGCTGATAGACCTCGCGCTATTTCACGCAGGCTTTTACTACGCAGACCTTTCTCAGTGCAGAGTAGACTCGGCTTTTTCTTTTTCATCTAATTTCCTTCTGATGTATTCCCCATCTATTACCGCATTCTTGCGATAGGATACAGGGAGTGGGAGAGAATCTCTAAGATGTATAGACACACGCTTGGACTTAACATCATAGAACATATCTTCTACTATACCAGTCCAGAGCCTATCTGTCAAGTCCTCTGGAGTAAGAACTAAATCCTTGTAGTTAATTTCTGTTGAGAGATGGTGGTCAATGGACAATTCATCACACACACCCATGAGAGTGAGCATTACTTCACCATCATGTATTGTCTTGGGGTAGTTGGATTCAATGAAATCCTCACACCACCATTCTAACTTAGTGTTAATAATTTTTCTACGAAATCGCTTGAAAGCATTCTTGCTCAACCCATCCTTTCCGTTAGTAGTCATACCCCCCGTATATGCCTTGGTAATAGGCTTCATAGGGGTATAAGGCTTTTTTGGCACCAATACCTCCTCGGAGATTTTGTTGTTGTCTAGGTCAAACGATATAAGAGTGTGTTCAGGAATGAACTGAACTTTGTTCTTACTCATGTCATAGCCGTTGCGGGATAATATCCACAACAACATACCTGCCTCGCTAGCAAAATACCACGCATTATCCATTTCGATATAGGCTAACGGGCGTTCCTTGTTACGCAAGAGACGCACAGCATTATGTCTCTGGTCATACATAGCCACAGCATATGCACCGCTGACCTGACCTAACGCTTCCTCCACATCAGCAACATAGTCGTCTTGTTCAAACGCCTTGGCTAAGTGAATGGTCAATGCTTCGCTGTCGACTGTTGTCTTGGCTAGTGCTTGATGATTGAACAATGTGCCGTTATGCACCATAGCAAACTCATCGCCTACTACAAATGGATGGGCACTGTTGTCATCGATTGAACCCATGGTCTTCTTACGATTGTGACCGATGAGCGCCCTACCATTAGACCACATAGCCTTACCTACGGGGCTTGAGTCATAGATAGGGATAAACCATGCAGGATGGCTAGCCTCCTTGGATATGTGGAATGTTGTGTCATTCTCCACAGATATGATGCCAGTGCTGTCATCGCCACGCAACGCGTCAGCATACAGCATTTGGTAGAATGAATCTTCTGTTTGTTTCAGAAAACCCTTATCAGTTTTTAGGACAACGCCTACTATACCGCACATATAGTTCCTTAGATGAAGGCAAACTTGACATCAAGCATACTGTTTCTAGTCATGCTTGGGAGAGTAGGCTCGAGAGCCATGATGCGTGGGCTATGACCAAACAATGTTCGCCACCACTGTTTCACCACAATTGGATTGTTCAGCGAGGTTGGATTGATTTCCTCACGCTGACACATACGCCATAGATTGTCTAAGGTTGTTAGCCATTCCTCGAGCAAGACAGGATTGTCAGTGCCTTGTAGATGACGGAACTCGATTGAACCTTGCTTGGCTAATGGCAATACATTCAACGCTGTATACTTGTGCCATTGTGTCATTGCTTTAATCAATGGATACTTGTATATAGATGGTAAGAATGTCTCGGTTAGTGGCACACAATGAATATTATGTCTGCGGTCTTTGTCTACCATTGCAAAGAAATATTCCTCGAACAATGCATAGAACAATACCAACTGACGAGCATTGTCTTCCGTTAGGCTACGACAATTAATATGCACATGGGTTGATGTGCGATTGGAGAAAGCAAGGTCTTCGTCATACAGTTGAATGTCTGCATGGAGATTCTTGAATGCACCTAGCAATGTATCTTTCTCTAACGGGACAGAGATAAACTCAGCACCGTCATTGCGTAGACTGCCGTCTGTTGTATACTGAAAGAATGGGAAGTCTCGCTTGCTATCGACACTCTCAATCTCACACTCGATGCCAGCAACGAATTGCTTGGCTTCGTCTAGGTCACTCTTGTTCAGGTTTAACACTTGGAACAATTTCATACAAACTCCAAATCAGTGTTCTTGGTAAGTTCTGCAATCTCAGGCTTAAAGATATTGTAAAGCATTACAATAGTTTTCTCCTTCTTGTTAATCTGGGCTACGGGGGTGAGGTCTGCACAGATTACACCAGTCTCGGGGACATAGGCAAATCTACTGGACAGGGCTATGGATATGGGCTTGGCTTTCTGTATGAGCACCGTGGATAGGCTAGGGAATGTCTGTTTACCGACAAAAGCCTTGAGCACATCAAACGATAAGTCCATGGACACTAGGTTACCAGTTTTACCGATACGAGTGATGCGAGTATTTTCGTTACACAAGCCACGACGATACTGTTTGGCAGGGATACGCTGTAACAGGCAAGCACTCTTAGCCAGTTGGAAGAAACTCTTGTTAGGCAATACATAATCCACTTCATATGGATGGTCATCGCTTAGATAGAGTTCAAACTCTGTGCCGTCTTGGTCAGTGCCACGAATCATTCGATGACTTACATCACGAATGTAATACAGGGTATCGCCAGTTTCCTTAAACTTGACGTAGGTATGTCGATAATATTTGTTAATATCATCGGCAAGCATGGGGACAAACATCATAGAAGCACCTCTAAATCATATTCTTTAACCAATTTCTTAGCGAGTTTCTTGTCGCTGTTGTTGATAGACCGCAGGATTCTGTCCTGCTCGGCTGACACATCTACTACACCCACGCTATCTAACGCACGCTGAGTATTATTCCAGACCCAACGAATCAGGTCATCATTAAATATCCAGAAGTTAGAGAGAGTGCGATACTCGACACCGTATGGCTTGGCACGAAATGCGCCAGCCTTACCATACAATTGCTTACGCATCTCACCGTCATCCATTAGCACAGATGGGACACCGAGGAATAAATCCATGGCACGGATAACATCGAGTGCATCTTTCGTCGTCTCGACATGGATGTGACCGCCAGCGCTACGCATAAGAGGATGAGGAGGATTCGGTTTCTTGTTGACATCCTTAGTCCAAGCATCGAAGTCAGGTTCACAGCCGAAGATGTGAGCACGAGGGTCATTCATCTGACTCTCAGGAAAGATGATACATGACAACTTAGAGAATGATAGGTTGGGTAGATATTCCTTAGACTTGTTCATCACACTGTTAATGTGAAGGACAAATTCATCGGCACTAGATGCTGGTGGCACACCATACTCG